TTGCGAGTGAGGCTGGCAATGTTGAATGTCCAACGTGCTTCTAGGTCATTGCGTGATAGTAGTGTGTCAATGTCGATGTCATCCCACTCCACATTTAGATTAGGTGTGAAGTCATCACCATACTGCTCAAGTAATGTGCGTAGCTTCTCAAGGCTACTGGATGTACCAGTAACCATATCAAAACCGATGTTAGCAACATCCTCACCAACGACTTGTTGAAACAGTTTAGACAACACTTCTTGTGCTACATCACCACCCATTGGCTGTTCTTTTTTAATTTGATTGAACAGACTGCTGAAGGCTTGCTTCTGTGCCGTAGTCAGTGTTGGATTGTTGGACATAAACAATGCCTCAATCTCATCTGGTGATACGGTGCGTTCATATTTGTCCATAGCACTGTCGATGGCTTGTTTAATTCTACGCACATCTTTGCTGAACAGACGATCAGGACATCTTGCGCCACGATGGTCATCGTAGAATGGTTTGTCCATTAAACTTCTTATAAGTGATAATTCCATAATTACTCTCCTTTCATAGTAATGTTGGCAAGGTTGGTTAAGTCTTCCTCATTACGATATTTCAAATCATCTTTTAGTCGCAGTAATTTCACGTTACTTACATAGCCTCTCAAGTCCTTTGCCATTTCCAGTGTCTTCGGAAGTGCATCCGGGTCTAGTGCAATTACTGCTGTTGAGAACTGTGAGAGATACCTTTTGTGTGTTTCGGCGAGAGACGTTCCTAACACAGCAACCCCGACAAGGAAACCGCAACCAACAACGGCGGCACTCACACAGTCCTCAACAACAACTGCGACATTACCATAACCATGTGTGTATGGCAAGCCACTATTTCCATATCTTTTCCATTTAGGTAATCTTTTTCCTAATGCACGACCTGTAGCATCTACAATAACACCATCGTGAACCACAGGAAATACAACACGAGATTCTTTTACATCGTAATGTAACCCAAGGACATTGGCATCTAACCCCCACGTGTCGCACCATCTATCCATGTGCAAGCCACCAGAACGAGGCACTACATAACTAGGCATTTCAAATGTACCTGCTGCGTATTCTTCTGCACCAGTAAAACCAGCACGAATATCATCCACAGACAATCGTACACGCTCACCACCTTTAGCGGCACAAGAAGCCTTGTAACAATTCCACACAAGACTGCCCATGTTATTGGTCACAGTAAATGTTTTATAGCCACCACAATTAGGACAGTTCATCCTTTTTGTAGTTCCATTAGGTATGTCTAATTCACTTATAGTGTTATATATATTATACATGTTATACACTCTCCTTTGCGGCACTTGTAATGCTTTTAACATGATTATTTCGCTCCGTCAATGCATAATTTGCACTTGTGAGAGTATTTTTCATGTAAGGTTTCACTGAAGATGGATTAGCATGTCCTGTTACCGACATGATTTGTCCAATACCGACACCGGCCTCAACCATTTCAGTTGTTCCAGTTCTTCGTAAGTCAGATAGACGTAGTTCATCTGGCAAACCAGCCTGCTGCATTAACTTGCGAGCATGTAACGGCAACTTTTGCAGTGAGTACGGTTTGTATTCACCTCCAATTGGATTAGGACGTGGGGCAACGTAAGGTTGAAAGCCAAAGTCCTGCTCCTGCTGCTGTAACATACCAAACAAATCATCTTCGATGGGCAAATGCACCTCTGCTTTACGCTTGGATTGTTCTATGTGAACAGTTTTTGTGTTAAAATTGATGGCATCCCAAGTGAGCATTCGCATGTCACCTAAACGCTGACACCACTCGTATGCCATGTGTGCAATAAGACCGATGTTACGGGTGCTAAAATCGCCGTAGGCTGTCTCTAGCAGCTTTGCCACATCGTCCCTACGCCAGACCGTCTTACGCCTCTCTGTGGAGCGTTTACGGACGTTTGCGAAGGGGTTTAATGTGCATAGCTCCATGCGAACACCGTGATTGAGTGCAATGCGGGTAGCAGAGATGACATGATTAGCCATAGAGATACCTTTCTCACACCATTCGTTGTACGCAACCTTGGCTACACGAGTAGTGAGTTTATCGCAGTCATACTGGCAAAGAAGTTTATCTTCTACCTTTGTATTTAGCATGACATTAAGAAAGTATTCATACTGCTTCTTCGTTTCATCACGCAGATTGCGATAGTCATACGAAGAATAGTAATCTTCAATTAGTTTGTTTAGCAACATTCAACTTCTCCATTTTCTTTTTAAAGTATTCTTCTTTTTTCTTTTGTTTTTCTTCTGCCCAAATCTTGTGTTGGGCAATCTGCTCATCCGCAAACTTGTTAAGGAATCTGCTAACAAAATCATCTATCCCATTACTTCGATAGTGTTCTTTCCTGTTTCTGGATTTAATAGCCCATCTACCTGTAGTGTAGTAATATGCGTATTTAACACCTGCTCTGTTCTCTATAAAAAATAGAGATGCACTGTCAATGTATTCAAATGGTATATCCTTACCCTTTAAGTATTCTATTACAAAATCGACATCTTCTTCTGTGTCACGCCGTAGTATGACATCACCCTTGCTATTTGTTCTTGCATATTTATATTCACTCATTTCTTTCTCCTTTTTGGAACTGCGTTAATTTTTGCTTTCTTTTTGCTAGGCTTCCAATAACCTATACGCATATTGATAGGCGTTCTGGTATCGTCAGTGATGGGGCTAAATGAAGCCCCACCTGATTTAGTTATGTTACGGACTTTCATGCTGCCACCAATTCTTGGAACGGCTTGGACTCAATCCACTTGGACACTTCATGCTCACGCTGGAACATTGATGTGGCCTGTGTATCAAGACCAGTGTTACGAAGATTGAAACCATTACGCTCATCAGCATAAGTGGCATAGTTTGTGAAGGCACTGTAGAGTGCAAACACATTCCTACCACGGACGCTAACCTCTTGATTGTAAAGGGTAAACATCTTCTCTGCCTTACGCTCTGATTTCAGTATCTTGTCCAGCAAGTCTTTAACATTTACAAATGTCAGGTCCTGGGTTGCCCATTCCTGAAGTCGTGCTGACTGTTGGTAGAAGTCTTGCTTGGAACTGTGCAGGTCTGTGATGAACCTGTTCATGCTAAAGTTGGACGTGTTCTTACGCCGCACCTTGTCATGCTCACCACGGATCATTCCGTTTGTGCAGAAAAAGTCGATAGCACCGAAGAACACCATGTTGGAACATGAGCCATCAATGCCATGCAAAGCGATGATGCGTTGCGACACAGTAGTTTCATGCTTATCTGTGGTAATTGTTTCGGTGACATTTGGAAGTGTTACATCCATCAATGCCCAAGCATGGTTACGTGCGTCTTTCCATTGAACTGTAGCACCTCTGGTTTCTTGTTCTGTCAGGTTTTCTAACATCGTGTGCTGCACACCTTGAAAGAACTCATCGTGACTAGCGCAGTTGAAGCCGGAGCCTACAACACCGATGTAGTCACCAGTGTTGCCGTTGATGACATACTTCTTGTCAGTAACTTTGGTTGGCTCAAACTCCACATCGAACACTAGATGGTCAGGGGTTTGTGAGATAGTCTGGTTTGTAAAATCTAATGGCATGATATGCCTCCTTTCTGTAAGGGTTAACTGTTATTCTCTTGTATCAGCAAAAGTTGGCAAAGTCAATTAACTCCAATGTTTAAATTCAACACCTTCACCAACAATAGCACTCTTTAAACAATACCAATTGTTGTCAAGTGTGCGTAAGTCATCGTAGTCTAAAGAGCATAAATCACTTATGCTACTACGGATAGGAAGCCAAGCCTCTAGCATTTCAAGCACAGCCTTTTGTTGGTATGGTGTCATTGACTTCCAACATTTATTTGCTGCCTCTCGCTGCAATTCCCATTCACTTTTTTCTTTTGTCATGTCTATTCTCCTTTCACTTGTTTAGTCCGAAAAAACCTGTTTCTAGAAGGGTCACTATTCATATACTTACGAGCATAGTATGCTCTGTGATTGTTAGATAACTTAAAAGGAACATCACTAACTGTCTCTATGTCCGTATGCCACCTTATCCTTTCAAATATAGCATTTACACTATACACATTGCGACCAGAGTTCTTTGCTTCATCGGCAAACTTAACAAACAAATCCCACACATGGGGATTCTTTGCATCAAACTCATTAAACTTTTCTTCAAGTACATTCATATCTATTCTCCTTTCATCCAAAAAGGCATCTCTCGCCCTCTGTTGTATCGTGCAAATCGTAGTTTGTCTACTACATAGAACGCACGATATGCCATGATAGGCCAACGCTCATCTGTCTTCAGATCATCGTGACCGCTAAAACACTGTGGGTGTGGTGTAATGAAACCTTCTGGTATTTTACATACACCAAACTCTAGTGCGTGGTAGTGTCTTCCTGCACCATGCTCCTTACCATAACGATATGTATACTCCTGCAGCATAGCATCGTAAAGTTTGAAAGCAAACTGGTAGTTAGCTTGTGACTCCATAGCCCATAAAGTGCAGGGATGCTTTTGATGCACAGGTTTATATAAACCCCTTGCTTCTGCGTAGTCAGGTGCATGATGCCAGATGGCAGTGCAAAGCATCTGCGCCTCTTCTAGTGGCATCTTTACTATGTGTTGATCGCAAAGTTGCTTGGCAATTGCGACCGGGTGGTGGTCAATTAAAAATCTGTTCATTATCAATCTCCTTCCTCTACTAAAGATACATCCCGCACCATAGATGACACACACTTCATGTCTTTGTCTATGTGCTTGAACAAATCTTCCTCGCTATCACACAGGTCTATTGCTCGTTTGAAAGCAGTAATCTGTGCTTGCCGCATGTCTGGTGCATCCACTTCGTATGTGAGTAGTAATTCGACTATGTATTTCATCGCCTCACTCCCATTACCCAATCCTCTGCGGTATCCTCTGCATATTGTTGTGAGCGTCCAAGCAGATGCAGTTCATCCACAATAGCACCATCCTGTATTAGCACAATGGTGTAGCTGCCATCAGGTTCCTTGAACACACACGACTTGCGGTATGATATGTCACCCCGGCTGCAATCTTCATCACT